ACAACACAATTGGATGATTATACAACACAATTGGATGATTATACAACACAATTAGTGGATGATTTGAATGATGCATACAAAACTCAAATAAAATTGGATAATAACGTACATAAAACAGTAATTCAGAATACAGTTTATGAATCAATAAAAAAATTACGGAAAATTAAGCATGAAATAAATCCAATTGAATGTGATAGTATAAAAGAAATTATTAGATATTATAAGAATAATAGATGTTGGTTAGTAAATATTATTAATTATTTATTTGGTTGTAGTTTATTAAAGGAATTAAATTATTTTAGAAATTCTGATTATACTTATTGTTTATATGAGACAGACATTAACTCCAACGATACTATTAGTTTTACAGAATTGATAGACCTGATTTGGATATTTATTAAATCAATGCCCGAAATTGATAAACCAAATTTGATGGAAAGTTTGAAATTTCAAATATTAGATGGAATAGGATTTTGTCAAGTTGGTAAAATAACAAGACTTGTGAATTCGTTGATTAGCTTTTCGGATATAATCGTGTATAAAGAATCAAATAATGATAAAATATCCAAAGAAGCAATTAGGATTAAATCCAAAAATAAATCATGTTATTCAGAAGGGTCTAAAATGTATATTACATCGTGTATTACGGAATTGAAACTATATTTGGATTCATTAGATATTCCAAACGAAGAACAAATATATTGGCTAGATTCGTTTTAATCATACCAATCTTTATAAAGATTAAGATAATAGAGAAAATTATTTATCCATTTTTCCAAAGTTCGTGGGAGAACTAGAATTGAACCCCGTGCATAACATAGAATCTGGCGTAGTTTCCAAGCCGTATCGTTCCCATATAGATCCACTCTTACATACACCATCTTTACCATACAACCATTGAGCAAATTCATTTTGTTTACTTGGAACACTACCAACGGGTTGGGAAATATATTGACGCTGAGAATTATTACGTTCGAATAATTTCCCACTTGGGTCTTGGAATAAACTATTTGTAAAAGTATCACTAACTTGTTTCTTTACGTTTCTGGTACTAGGTGTTTTGTAAATAACATTATCATAACTATTTTCCTCTAATGTTTGAGGCTTGTCGTAATCTGTTACTTCTACATTCATAAATGGATTATTGACTGTAGGTGATCTAACCACAGCTCTTCGTTGGGTATCTATTACATTTCGGGGGTTTTGACTACCGTTAAAAAAATCAGTATTAGGGGCATATTTCATATAATAAATTACGGCAATTCCAGCGATACCAAGAATACCAATATATAATGGTGTGTAACTTTTAGTTATAAGAGAAGAAACAACAGAAATATAAATAAATAGGACAGTCAACCTATTCATATTACCTTCAGTTGATACATTAGCACATGGCCAAAATTTTAATAAATTAAGGTCGTTTGGATTGGACACCCAAAAACTCTCAACATGATTGTTGTTAATATTATTACCCATTATTAACTACAATCATATTTTTTTTCAATTTAAATCGATAATCAATTAATAAAATAGAACATTACTTGAAAAATAGAACAAAGCTGATTGGAGATTTTAGTAATATGTGTAGTGAATTAGTACTTAAATATTTATTTAATCGTAGAATAAATTCTCTGGAATTTTTAATAGATTTTACACCTCCTATCAAACTCATCTTTATTCTTTCTTAGTTTAATTATTTAAACTAAGAAAGAATATAGTAATAAACTATACTACTATCATCTATTAAACTAAATAATTTTTCTTTTTTTTGGGGTATTTCTTTTAACTTATAACTATCAAATTTTAATATACAATTATTAAATATCTTTATATTTAGTAATGAATCCTCAAACTAAAAAAGAATTTATTGAAAATAATATTAATATTTTTAATTTTTATTACTTGCAATAATTAAAACCTCCCTCAATTTATCTTGTTGATTAATTCCGTTCATTCCTAGTACATATACGCTTTGCATATATCCCCATATAGCTTCCTTAATTTGAGTGCTCGACGATTCCCAAATATTAACAAGTCCTGTTTTTTCTGAAAATGATTCTGCGAATTCTACGTATTCATTTTTCTGAAAAAACGAATCATCTTTGGTCATGATTGGTACTCCCAAGTCTATCAATGATGGCATAACATACTCTAGCGGCCCCTTAGAATTAAAACTTTTTGATGTCTTAAAATGTATATACCAAAGTTTAAGGGTTGTTTCATTGGGGAATGTAGAAATCATTTTTTTAATAAATTCATCTACTAGATCATTGAATTTATTTACAACCGCTGAATTATTAACGGAACTATTCATTTTAGTTATTCTTATTAAATAATGTAAATCAATGTTTAAATTAATTACTGTAGTTTGAATAATAAAAAATAAAAACTATTGTATAGTAAATAAGAATGAATTCACCAACATTAATTATGGGATCATTTGGACTTATGATTAAGAGTGACGATCAAAACATAGATTTAAATAAATTTACCAAATCTTTTGATGTGGATGTAGAGGTTAATCCGGGTGGTACTTATTTACAACAGGAACATGATGGTATTAGTGTAGCTGTTTCTAAATCTTACATAAAAATGTGTAGACCAAATAAGAATCAAGATATACGTAGACCCGAAGGATTTGTAAAAATACAATATTCAAAAAAAACAAAAAAACAAAAAAATACAGCCTTGGCGGGATTTAGTGGAAGGCAGACCATTTCCAGACCTTCTGTAGGTCCAATACCACAGGGTGTTTGGTGTTCGATTTGTAAAAATTATGGTCCTTATTTCCATAAAGAGAATTGTAGTGACCCGGTTGATGATAAATTGAGGGTAACACTTTTTGGTTTTATTAGTTGTGTAATTGAGGGAAATAAAGTTAATGAAGATGAAGATGTCGTAAAATTGAGGGATCTTTTTGTTTCTAAAATGGGTGATAGAACAACTGTAGCTAAATCAGAATATATTGATTTATATAATTCATTTGAATTTGAAGTAATAGGTGATAGTGTTGATGATTGGCCTTTACTTAATTTTCATTATAAACAACTAAACACAGAAGTTGGACCAAAAAATAAAAAAAATAAATCATTTTTCTCTAATTGTTCTATAGTTAGTTATAATTTTAAAAATCAAGGAAGTACTAGTATAAGGGTTTACGATTCTGGATTAATTCATCTAGTATCTTGTCCATGGGAACACAAAGATTTTTATATTAAATTTGTAAATCAATTAAATAATGCCAATGGTATTATAAATAAGGAGACTGGTGATAAGGATGTATATATAATAAATACCAATGAATCACTAGTTACGACAGTTTTTTCATCCTATAGTCTATTACCAGATAATTTAGAACTAAACCTTAAAAAATTATATAATTATTTTTGGCCACAGGATGACTCAGGGATTCCAATTTTAAATAATATATCCCCCAAAAGAGTATTTACAAAAGAATATACATACACCGGAAATAAAGTAGATCATAACTATCTAGTAAATAAATTTTCAAACACAATACCATTCTATAGATTTGAAATAGAGTATCGTGATGATCTATCAACCCCAAAAATTATCATGAAACTTATACCTTGTCTAAGCACAACAAAAGATAAAAGCATACCAACTTATTGCAAACCATATAAATTAACTCTTATGATTTTTAAATCTGGAAAAGTACAAAGTATATTTAGTTATTGCAAAGAAGAAGATGTAGGACTTACAGAAGATAAACTATGTGATGAAAATCCGTTTATGGTTCCAGATAATATATTAGACCAATACAAGGACATACAACATGAATTAGAACAAGCAATGGAATTTATATATCAAAGCGTAGAAAACATCAGTAACATGGTAACTGTTGAAGTAAAATCTTCAATTTTAGATAAAAAAGACGTAAATACTGTTTCTGGAATATCCCCATACAGGAAAAAAGAAAAAATTGAACTAGGAGAAATTGTTGAAATATTTAATAAGGATACCATGGAATTTGATAGAAAAGGTAAAGTAATAGAAAACGAAGATGAATTTTCAGTAGAAATTATGGATGAAGAAGATGAACTGACTGGAGAATTGGAGGATGGTTTAAAAATAAGTGATATACGTTCTGTTATACAGTCAAGCATGCAAGTTGCCAGATCTAAAAAAGCAGGAACAAATATTGGGATTAAACCAGACCCATATAGTTTTAAAGGTATTTGTCCGGGAGGGGATAAATATTACATTCCATTAGAAGGTATGCAAGCTCGTGACAATTTATATTATCCATATTGTTCTGTGAAGAAAAAAGATAAGTATAATATATACATTGATCAAATACTAAATGGATTTCCCAACACAGAAGAAGAAGAGATTGATTTTGATATAAAAAAGAATGCCGATTTTGATATTTATTCGGGAATGATTAAACCAAATGTTTTAGAAATAGGTAAAAGCGTAAAATTTAAAAAAAATGGTAATCAGTACGAAGGTATAATAACAGATACTCATCGTACAAGTAATAAGAGTGGATTGGATAATGTAATTAGTTATACAGTTGAAAATAATGATGAAATTTTTGAAATTAATGGTTCTGATTTACTTTTAGAATACAGGGAAGATAGACGTTGGGAAGGGCTAGGTAATAATGTACAATTACAAAGAATTAAACTTATGGAATGTGCTAATAAATTATGGTTGTCTCAATCTCCATATACTACAGAAAATCAAAATATTAAATTACAAAATAAAGTAATGGGATATTTAAAAACTATCACAGGATCTTCATTACCATTCGCTAAAAAAACGTCCGTATTAACACCAACAACATTCGCTAAATTTAAAAGCAGACCCTACATAGCAGCTGCATTCCCAGTAGGAAGTCAAAGAGTTATGCTCCTTAGTTATAAAGGTAAACATTATTTCATTGACGAATTCATGCTAATTATGAAACTTGATTTTAATATTAATTCAGAAATAACAGTCCTATTAGACGGGTATATTAAGAAAACAGACGTAATAACATACTACCCAATAGATTGCATGGTTTTCGGTAAAAAATTAAATATTAATTATTTTTACGACAAAGACAACAAAAATGACAATGACAATGAAGACAATGAAGACAATGACAATGACAATGACGACGAAGACAATGAAGACAATGAAGACAATGACGATGATGAAATGGTTAAATTTATAGAAACTATAGAAACTATAGATAATTTTGATAAATTTAAGGACATTGATGGTTTTCTCAAGTATGGTAGATTGTTTTATACGATTATGATGAGTAGAGTATATTCTATGACCAATAACAAGAATAGTATTAAATTTGCTGTTCCTGAACAATATATAGCTCCGTTTGTTGGTAAACGTAATATTTTAGGTAAAATACTCATAAAACCTACTAGCATCAAGGATCGGAGTATCATAGAGGATATAAATTCATTATTTAAAAAATCAACTATTGATTTAGATTTAACGTTTATACCACAAAAGGGAACTGGAAATTTTTTACGTTGGAAGCGTCAATTAAAAACACCTATAGTATTGCAATTAATCAAGGGTTCGAAGAATAAATATACTGTTGGTGTAAACAAAGAAACAATTCGTCCATTTAATAATACAGAAATAAATATTCCAGCAAATATTATGTCCAAAATTAAAGATAAAAAACACAAATATATAAAATTTGATTTAAATTTTATGAGCAATGGTACACTAAACCCAGAAGAACCATTAACACTAGATGTAATAGAACCAGTTGTCACGGAAGAAGACATACTAACACATAATCGTACACAATTAATAGTAGATGCTATGATATCACCTATACCAGAAAGAGTATTTCGATCACAAACTGAATGGAAACTTGTAATCCCAAAATATATGGTTTTTAATGTTGATAGTATAAATCCGGGAACAAACCCATTAATTTTAACTGATTAATTAATATTCGTTAATGAATCCACATTATCACCCAATTCGATTATCTTAAGAACTGAATCAATTGTCATTTTTTTAACAGTTGACTTTAGCGGACCATTCTCCAATTCACCCAATATAGTAAGCTTATCTTGCTGCTTTGTGAATAGGGCTTTTTCAATACCAGTATTACCCGTAAAGAAATATACGTTAACAGTGTCAGACATCTGACCAAACCTAAGTACTCGGGCAATTGCCTGAGAAGTCTTTCCAGAATTCCACCAAAAATCAATTATCAAGACAGTATGGGAACATTGTAAATTTAAACCTTCTGCACCCAACTCATACGTTAGAAAAAGAATAGTATTTTTACCTTCTTCACTTTGGAATTCTTCAATGATTTTTCCACGTTTGGCAATTGACATATTTGGTGTCAACATCAATACTTTACGATCATTTATAAAATAATTGATAACATTTACAGATGTCCTAAAACAAGTAAACATAACAACCTTTTCATCATTATGTTTATCCAAAGTTTCCAACACCTTTTTAATACGAGTAGATTTAATCGAATCCGTATTATTCATCCATTCTTCAATACCAGCCTTATTAAATTCAGACTGTAGAATCGTAGAAAGGTCTGATTTATTATCATGGTCGGCCATATCCAATGTAATATTGGCAACAGGAATAAGTGGACACACCAGACCCTGCCGAAGATATGTAACCATTGCCAACAAATACGAAGAAAATCTTTTAACTCTATCGGCATCAGTACCACCCAACCTAAGCCTCTTTACATATTCCTTGAGTGTGTGTAAAGTTTTCTTCATCGTTAAATATACAACACTTTCCTCAACACTCAAATTATGTGAAATAATTATTTTATTTAATTTTGGTGGAATATTTATTTCTGTATTTTTATCCCTTTTGACTAGTGTTTTACTAAGTCCTTTAAAATTTATATTTGTTATTTCATTTCTAGCATCGACTAAATTTCTTGGAAATGTTGGATGATCTATGATAATGTAATAACCCAATATACGTTCCAACTTTGGTTCATCAAACATTGTTCCCGATAATACCCACCTAGTTGTGGAACAAATAGAACCTATAGACCTACATCTAGTAGTTTCAATATTTGTAAACTTCTGTACTTCATCTACTATAAAAGAACTAAATCTGGTAGAATAAACATATGAAAGTCCATCACCGAGTGTATCCAAAAAGGGGTTAATAGGGTGTCTAAAAGAGTCAATATTAATTTCCCTGTTATAATAATCAAATGCCCCAACATTAACCAAATCTTCATCTACAAATTTATTGTTAATATGATTATGTTTATAACACTTGGAAAGAGTTTCGGGTGTTGTTAACAAAATTATAGTATCTTCTTTAATCTTGAATATTTCAGGATTTTTATAGAAAATTTCATATTTTAGTTTATCACCAAAAAATTTCTTAATTTCTGTCTCCCAACTCACAATCAAACTTTTGGTGGCAACAACCAAAATAGGTTCTTTTGTATTGTACTTGATAGATTGACTTAACGCCACTATCAAAGATATCAAAGTTTTACCAGAACCCATTGGAAGAGAAAGACCACCCCAACCTTTACGAATACATTCTTCAATAACATCTTTTTGAAAATCATTTAAATGGCTTGCCCCTTCGTTTAATGCATATTGGTAATCCATTATCTTTTATAATCATAATAGTTTATTGCTTTAAATAACTTTTATAATATTATTTAATTCTACACAGGTTAATCCATCACCAGCGTGGAGATCTTCTATAGATGAATAAAGTTTTATGTACCGAGAATACCTAATTTTATTATTAATATATTTTTCAAACTTGAATGCCAAGTCTGTAAGAATTTTTTCGTTTTCTTGGAATTCAATATCTACACCATATTCTTCGTAAATTTTTTTAACAATATTATTAATCGGAGCAATGTCGGAAACTTTTGGTTTCTTGGATTCTATTTTCTTTAGTTTATCAATAACGTATTTATTGTAATATCCTTTGTATTCGTCGCTAAGAATATTATATTCTGAAATATTAACAGGAATAGATTTATTATGGTTTCCTGCATCACATATTTCACCCGATATATAATCAAAGTTTGTAAAACATACAGCACATGTTATTGCATTACAACCATCATTCTTTTGGACAGGTAGTCTGCATTTAGGACATTTAACCAATTTATTAATAAACGATACACTTTCTATATCTTCAATTTTACAAATATGGTTATCGGATATAATTCGTTCACACGTTTTACAAAACTTTGTTTCGCATTTAATACATTCCAAGTCGTCGTTTAATTTACCATTGCAGTAAGAAATCATACAGAATTTTTTACTTTTAATAACATTATTAATAAGTTTATTTTTCTTGTCTATCTTATTAAGTTTTGGTTTCAAAGCAATATCTATAATAAGCGAAATAGCTTTTGGAACATTATCTCTTATAAATCTAATTCTATCTTCTTTGATTTTGTAAATGATTTGATTATACACAGAATCATCCTCAATAATCTTTCTAGATTTATTCATAAGATAGTCATAGCAGGATTTTTTGTAAATATTTATAATATTCTGGTCCAATTTTAAAATAGAACTAACCAAATAGAAAGATTCACATTTATCACCAGGACATTTAGCAATAAGATTCTTTTCAGCCGAATAAGTTATATAAGTTTCAGCACAATCATTACATATGATGTTTCTACACTTCAAACTACTACAACTAATGTACTCATTAACCACATCATAACATATTAGACAAGTATTAATATTCATTATTCATTAATTATTCATTAATTTTTATTTTTAAACTTATTTTAATCAGCAAAATATTCGCGAATGATATTCGCACATGATATTCGCACATGATATTCTACTTCCAGCATTGCCCGTTATTTTGCTGTCTTTGGCTTTTTTGAACCGGGTTTATTACTATTAACAAATATATTAAATATGATTAATGGAATTTAGTCCTAGAGAACAGTATGACAGAGTTGTATATAGTCTTAAAAACATAAATAGAAATTCATTTTGTAATTATGTTAACGAAGAATTTTATATTTATTGGCGGGGTGAGTACTTAATAAGTACGCGTTCTTATATAACTATAAAAGGTGATATTTATGATTACTGTGAATTTGATTCTGTCTGTTTATTTAAACAAGGTTCTCGTAATATTATTTCAGGTAGTGGTTATGATTATTATGTACAATTACGATCTAATAAAACCATATTGAATAGAGAAGAATATACTAGCCTTATGAATATTTTATTTGAATTTGGTAAATATACATTTCCAAATACCTTTGTGTAAGAGTAGCTAAAATAGCAAAAGCGCTAAGGTTACAGAACTTAAAGAATTTTTTTATATACACAAGATGATATAAAAATAGAAAAATATTCAAATTCTGTCTTTTGTCCAGAATGTAACAAAGAGACAATACATAATAAATTAGATTATAGTTCAGAACAAATTTGGACTATTGTATATATATACCAAGATAAGAAAAATTACAGCATTAGTAGTCACCCATACCAACTAGTACAGGTTGCAGTAAATATTTACAAATATAAATTTGAATTAGAATCTAACATACATAAAAAAGTAGAATATAGAAAAGTATTTAAAGGTGTAGATGATGCTTATTACTTTAATAAAAATGAAAGAGCGGAGAAAAATATTTATAATGTTAATAAAAATAGATTCACAGTAATGACTTTGGAAGAACATGAAACGCGGAAGAAAAAATTTAGAGTAATTTAAACATACTTTTCATATCTCTAATTAATTCAAGTCTTTGTTCTTCAAGTTCCGAAGTCTTAAAATCATGTAAATGTAAATTTTCAGATATATCCTTTTCAATATAATTTAAGATATATTTAATAGTATCCATAACTCTATCATTACCATATTTTTCACATAAATAATACACTTTGGTTTTTAATTCAAATTTACTAATTTGGTTTGTATAGTATTCATCTAAAGTCCAAACTGTATTACGAAAATAAGGAAAGATAAACCTATACTCATTTCCAACTATTATTTTTAATAGAATCGATAAAAATAATACAACACATAAAAACTCAATAAACATTTTAAAATACTATATCTTTCACTAATTATATTACCAACTTTATTTTTAAACTTATTTTAATCAGCAAAATAATCGCGAATGATATTCGCACATGATATTCTACTCCCAGCATTGCCCGTTATTTTGCTATCTTTGGCTTTTTTTGAACCGGGTTTATATTTATGATACATCCCACAATCGTCAACACCATCGTGTATTATCAAAGACCTACCAATTATACAATTTTTGTTACGATCATTTATTGATATTAATTCGTCTACATAGGAGTAAATACATCTACCTTGGTTATCAAAATCTATATTATTACAAAGATCACCAACATGACCACCAATATGACCACCATAAATATTAACTTTATCAGAACGATGTCCGTGGTTTACATCAGTAGGATTAAAGTGACCACCAAGAGAATCACAACAGTTTTCTAACTCTAGAAGTTCTTCAGTGATAGGTTTTTCATGAACATGAATACCGTGACGAGAGTTTCTTAGAATATCACTTTTTAAGTTAATAGAAACACACACACCCGAAGGTACAGTTGTAAATGTTACCGTACCCTTTATAACATCATCTGTAAACTGAGAAATTCCAATATAGTCCATTACCAATTGATAATATTAATTAATTGTAACAAACCCGCGTTTATTCAATAATATAAATTATGAATCAGAGGGTGAGTCGCTATAATCGCTGTCACAATCTAATTTATCTACAGACTTCTTTATCCATCTAAAAGAATCTAGAGCAGCATCTTTTACAGCTACGAGATCCTTTGGTGAAGACCTGGATTCGTTTTGGGTAAAGAATGTCCACATTTCGATAAATTTTTTAGATGAATACCTAATCTCGTAGATATACTCACAATCCTTACTCTTAGATTCATTATTAAGTATATCCTTAATAAATGCATAATAATACCTATTCATTGTAAACGATACATGATTCATGTATTCCCTACGATCTACGGGTGTCATTGGACCCATAAGAATATCAATAATCTCATTAATAATATCAATCTCTTCTCCCTCGGTTGTACCCACCGATTTTGAAAATGAATTACATATGTCATCCATGTCATTATCATCCGACATTGTATTTATTGTATGTTAATTAATTGTCCTTAATTTTTAAATTAGTTGATTTATTATGGTAAAATGTAATGGGTGTAATAGTTGTAATCTTAATAGACCTACATTTTTTACAAATAAAATTATTTAAATTATATTTCCCTAAAGTAAATATCCCTCCCAAATAGTCCAAACACAATATACCACTACACTCACAACACGCAACCAAGTTATGATTGACGAACTGTTCACAAATAGGACAATAACCGCAATATTCTAATATATCTAACTCCAAATAACTTGGAATTTCTGGAAATAGTTTCAACGACACTTTTTGGTTTTTTGATGATTCTTCGGGTAACATTATTTATTATTGTATATAATATATATCTTTATATAAAAATATTTACTTAATATTAAATTAACTGTCATAAAAGTAAAATAAAATAATTATTTCGTATAATAACTCAAAAATAATATATTTAATAATATCAAATGCCACCAAAGGTTCCCGAAAGACGTGAGTATGATCAAAATGGTTCACAAGCATTTAACCAATGGACAAGAATTTACAACGATACATGTTCGTACGAAAATAGTCTAAGAGTTGGAGCAAAACCAATAAAATATTACGTAAATGAATATAACAGTCCACAGGCAAATCCGTTTGAAACATACTCTGTTGTAGGTAATATGAAACAGTATGACGTACGAAATGATTTTGAAAGACCAATGCCTTCTAGACTCAACCCAATATACCAAAGCTATGTAACACCATACAAAACAACTCCATTTTTAGCAAGTCAGGCTGAAAACAGAACACACACAAATACTTCAAGTCAACTTAGATTTGGTAATGACATTAGACCACAGAAAAGTGGTGTAAATAATACAGAAGTAGATTACAATAGATGGGCACCAAATGTAGCACCACAAACTGTACAAAATGCTGGACAATTTCAATCTGGAGCGGCCATGCAATCTAGTATTAGTAGAAATGGGGAATTTGATCCTTTGGCACAGAATAATGTATTGTTTGCAAATTCAGCATTCCCATATTTCGGAATAAGTTCCAGAAACGAATTGCACAATTATGTTGCTGTCGGAAAATGCTAATTTTAAAAATATATTTACTATAATATATTACACCGATGGAAGCTAAAGTTACTGTCGGAAAAAACAATAATTCTGGATTTTGTTCAATAAAATCTAAAACTACAGGGATTATAAGTAAAAGTAAAATTAATAACAATGGTAATGAATTAACCTGTATGGTAAAAGGTAAAAGATACAAGTTAACAAAAAATGGGAAAACATTAATTGGAATAAATGATAATAAAAATGTTACACTAGTAAGAGCCAGAAAACATAACAGTTATAATACCAAGACAAACAGTCGTAGAAAACGAAGAAGTACTCGCAGACCACGTAGTCTATTCAATTCAAGAAGAAGTTTGACAAAAAGAACAAGTAAGGTGGAATGTAAAAAACAACTAAGTAAGAAAATAGCTACTAACATTCGTGAATTTAAAAAGGGGAAGTTTGTTAGTCGTTCACAGGCTATAGCTGTTAGTTATTCACAAATAAAGAAAGAATATCCTAAATGTAAAAAATGGCTTAATAAAAAATAAATTTTTTCAAAAATATTTCAACCCTAAATCATAATTAGTTAATAAAGCACAAAACTTATTAACTAATTCTAATTTAATTAACAAAATAACAAAATGAAAGGCGAAGGCAAAGCCGAGTACCCAGCTAAGCGCTGCGAAGGCAAAGCCGAGTACCCAGCTAAGCGCTGCGAAGGCAAAGCCGAGTAC